AGCGCCGCACACGCTGTTTAAGTTTTCCACAGGGGGTACAACAGAATATTTTTGCCACAGATAGGGTCGCTCCCGAAAAGCATTATGCCTGATGCCTTCTGTGGCTTTTATATTGGGCAGATTACAAAGGCAGGTAATCATGGAATCAAATTATTATCAAAATCGACATAAGTATTCAGACGAAGAACTTGTTAGAGCTTATTTGAAATATGAGTCGCAAACGAAGGCGGCTGAAGAATTGGGCGTGAGCCGAGAGACGGTTGCGAGGGCTGTTAGAAGAAAAGGAATCTCTCTGACAGGGAGAAAACACAACTCGACATCTTTTTGGAAAATAACAAACGCAGAGCTTATTGAAGAATCGAAGTTTTTAAGTTGCGCTGAAATAGCGAAGAAGCATTCAATGTCTTGCGAAAGAGTTGTTCGCCGGGCGAAAGCGCTTGGTTTAGATCTTAAAGGCGATCATGGCCATTGGTATAGGAGAGCTTCTTTTTACGGATGCAAGGATTTTGATAAGTCGATAACGATTGAAAAACTGATATTGAAGTATAACGGAATATGTCAGATATGTGGAGAACCTATTGATAAAAAAGATATCAAAAACGGTCACATACGGCGAAATTATCCGACACTTGACCATATAGTTCCACTATCAAAAGGTGGAACTCATACTTGGGACAATGTTCAGTTGTGTCACATGAAATGTAATTCGAAGAAATGTGACAGGATGAACTTCACGGAAAAAAGAGAGGAGGTTTGGACGTGACAAATCTTGTGGAAGCCGCCAGGAGTGGCGACAAAAGAGCAACGCTTATTGCTTTGCGGGATAAGCTCGCACAAACGATTCAGGAATGTGATTCTGGCAGAGATATGGCTTCGAACTCCAAAAGACTTATGGAAGTTATGGCAGAGCTGGAACAGCTCCCTGATCCAGAAGCGAAAAAAGAATCAAAGCACGACCGTCTAAAGAAGAAGATTGAGAAACGGTAATCAAAAGCCGACCTTCTCAAAAATCGGTGAGTATGCCTATTCGGACGGTGAAGCGGTCGCAGAAATGTTCATCGAGGACGGCGGTGCGACATTTTATCCGGCACAGCAAGAAGAATTGATTTTGATGCTTGCGAGAAATAAAGACGGCTCTCCGGCTGCACAAACAATAGGCATTAGCAAGCCGAGACAGAACGGAAAATCTTATGCCGCTCGGTATTATGCGATATATATGGCTGATTTTGAGCATAGGTCGGTTATGTATTCAGCTCATCACAGTTCAACAACGAAGAAGATGTTCGATGCACTTTGCAACATCTTCGAGAATGAAAAGAGATATCCCGATTTTGCTCACGATGTAAAATCAATCACTCGTGGTCGAGGATATGAAGGGATATATTTCAACGATTGGCAAGACGAAGATGGTGTGTTCCATGATGGCGGGTGTATTGAGTTCTCTACCAGGACAAACGCCGGTGCCAGAGGTGGTACATATTCAGTCATCATTATAGACGAAGCGCAGGAGATGACGGATGAGCAACAGGAAGGTATGCTCCCAGTAATATCCGCTTCATCCGATGCAACAGATGCTTCAAGAATGCCACAACAGATATATATTGGGACTCCACCTTCACCGAGTTGCAATGGAACCGTTTTTCAGAAGATGCACGAAACGGCTCATAACGGAGAGGGTGAGACTTGGTGGCTTGAATGGGCGGTTCAAGATCTGGACGAGATTGTTCCAAACAAGGTAATTGATCTTGCCTATGAAACGAATCCTGCTATGGGATATCGAATCGCAGAAAAGACTATCCAGAGTGAATATGAGCAAATGAGTCTTGATGGCTTTGCTCGTGAACGACTTGGTTGGTGGTCTCCCGTAGTGAAGCACGAGGTGGCTTATGCAATAGATCCACAAGTTTGGAACTCGTGCAAATCCACCGCTCCGAAGCCCGAAGGCAAGACCGCTTACGGCGTAAAGTTCAGCCCCGACGGATCACTTGTATCTTTATGCGGCGCAGTAATTCCAACGGTCGGAGAAGCCCGTATATCACTTATAGAGCAAAAGCCTACGGCAATGGGTACACAATGGCTTGCGGACTTCTTAAATGAGAGATACACAAAAGCGACTTGCGTAGTTATCGACGGAAGAAACGGCGTAGATGTTCTTATAGAAAAGATAGCTAATGTATGGAAATACAAAGGTTCGATAATACGACCGAGTGCGAAAGAAGTAATTGCTTCGGTCAGCGGATTGATAGACGCATTAAATGAAAGAGAGGTCACTTGGTACGAAGGTCAAAATATACTTGACGATTCGGCTAAGACATCAATAAAAAGACCGATAGGCGGCGGTTGGGGCTTCGGTGGTGATAATTCAACACCCATTGAGGCTTGCGCCCTTGCCTTATATGGAGTAAAAACTTGTAAGCGTGATCCGGCGCACAAAATGAGGATAGGATAATGTTATTAGAAATTAGCGGTTCAGACATCATTAATTTTCCAAAATCAGAGATAGGCAGATTTAACGAACTTTTAGACATCTATAACTATCACGCCGCAAAGAATCAAGAGAAAGATGCTTATTACGAAGGCAAAATATCGTTATCGTCGGTCAATCTCGGTATAGCATTACCCAACGGGCTGAAAGACCTCGAAATCGGCTGTTCCTGGGGTGCTAAGACCGTTGATGTATTAGCGGCAAGGTCGATGTTTGACGGCTTTGTAGGAGCAAACGGAGAGGATATAGAGGGACTTGACGAATTAGTTATCGGAAACAACCTTATATCTGAGTATATGAAAGCCACAAGGGACGAACTAAAGTACGGTTGCACTTTTGCCACACTCTCAAAGAGTAGCGACATTGGGTGCAAGATAAGGCTTCACTCTCCTAACACAGCGGCGGCACGTTGGAGCGGAGAAAAGAACAGAATAGATTGTGGCTTTGCCATAATCAGCACCGTCCCGGACGATAGCGAGGCGGCAACCTACACACCGTCAGAAATCAACTACTATACAGAGAGCGCAACTTTCGTTCTCTTTATGTGGGACGGCTTATGGTACAGTAGGGAGTTTAAGCATAACCTCGGTAGACCTCTTATGGAAGCGTTTATTTGGAACGCAACCAGTAACAAGCCCTTCGGAAGGTCAAGGATTAAAGAGCCTATCAGACGGCTTATAGACGGTTACGTTAGAACCCTCGCCAATGCGTCAATCGCTTTGGAGTTTTCGACAGCCCCTCAGAAATATATCTTAGGAGTAAACGACGAACAGTTTGATAAGATTACTTCGGATAAATTCAAGGCGTATGTTGGTTCAGTCTTAGCGGCAACGACTAACTACGAAACGGGAGAAAAACCGACAGTCGGTCAGTTCTCTCAGGGTACTCTATCGCCTCATATAGAGATGATAAGAATGTTAGCTACTCAGTTCAGCGCGGCGACTGGATTAACCGTCACCGATACGGGCGTTGTATCAGAGGCAAACCCCACAAGCGCAGACGCAGTATTAGCACAGACGCAGACGCTAATCGGAATGGCAGAGCAATTAAACGCCGGAAACGGAGTAGCACTTCGGAATATCGCTTTAATGGCTATTGCTATAAAAAACGATACGACCATAGAAGACCTTACGGATCAGCAAAAAGCAGTTGTGGCACATTTTAAAAACCCGGCAATGCCAAGTCTTGCATCAACGGCAGACGCGGCTATCAAGATATCAAGCGCAAGAGAAGGCTTTGGAAATACCGACGTATTCCTTGAAATGATAGGGTTCGATAAAGCCGAAATAAGACGCATAAAGGCGCAGGAAGCTAAGACAAGAGGATTAGCCACATTAACGGAAATGGAGACCTAATATGGCGACTATGCCGCTCGAAACGTGGACAAAATACAAAAATCTTTTAGCTCAGATAAGCGACAAAGCCGCCGAAGAGTTCCGTGATGCGGTATGGAACGTAAACGGCAAGTTCGGCGGTGTAGGCCTTGCCAACATCGACAATAACGAACTTGTGGATTTTGCTTATGCCTTAGTCACTAAGTATTCAGAGGCTTCAAGCGCCGCGGCGTGTATTTTCTATGACGA